GTAGGTCTTTGCATATTATTAATTATCTACGTTTGCGAGGTCCAGAATCTTTATCTCTTGGAACTGCACGCCGCCCAGGATTTTTAATTTGAACTCTGGTGTTTTCTGGGTCAGGTAATACCATGTCAGCAAAATTGCGCTGTTCTACTTGTGTGAGTTCTTCAAGTAAGCGACCTTTTTCAATTAAATTTCTAACGTAAATTTCACCACTTTTTTTTGTTTCTCGTTTGGCACGAATACTGATCAGTGAATTTTTAAGGTTGCCGCGTTCATGAATTACAATTTCTGGTGTGGCTTTTGTAGCTATGTAACTTGCTGTTAAATCAACAGTTTTAAGTTTGTGTTCTAAATTTTTAAATCGTAGTATTTTAAAACCGCCTTTGTCAAAGTCTACTAACTCTACTGTAGGATCTCCTAGTGTTGCAAAGTAAGTGACTGCGTGTGCCAACTTATCAACAAAACGAACTTCTTGTTCTGCGTCATCACCGGCTAGTTGTGCTGCAAGATTTGAAGCAATTTTTTTATACATAAAGCCAAGAGCTTCAAATTGATCTTTGTTTAATTTTTTACTATATAAGCCAATGTAGTCACTTACATCAATATCAAAGTAACTCCAGAGTTTTTGCATTGACTCAACTGTACTACCGCCAACTTGGCCAAATTGTTTAATACCACCAATTTTTAGACTGGTGTTTAATCTAAGTTGGCGCATGTTACCGTTTATATCTTTAACTGCCACCCATACATCAGCTTTTTTTTCTGTTTCGCTTGCAGCACCATCAGCTAAGATAGCAATGTCATCGGCCTTGCCGTTTAGATAAAAATATTTGCTGTAACGTTCGGCCATCGAGCTGTTAACATAAGCAGCAGCACTGGAATATTCATTCATTAACAATTGACGTTTTGCCGGATCCATTAAATCTCTATATGGTCCAGTTTTTAATCTGAGTAAAAAGGTAACAGTATCAGCAAATTCGTTGTCAGCATCACGTACCGACAGTTGATACATGTCTTCAGAAGTTTGCTTTAGCCTATCAAGTATACCAGTTATGTCCTGAGGAGTAACTTGTCCAATTTCTTCATTGGATTGTCGTTTGGTAAATTTACTGAACATTGCAGCGCCTAATATGCCTTCGGCTATTTCGCCTTTGTTAGCCACTTTGGCTTCTTCTTCGCTTCCGTCGCCGCCTTTATAATGCACAAACGGAGCGTCAACACCACTGGCACTACCGGCAATGGTCCAAAATTGTCCAGCCTCGTTTTGAAAAGTATAAACTAGATCGCCTCGTCCCAGTTGTATCAACGGACCGTTATTTGGAGTAGTCCCAGTTAATGTAATAATTCCGTCGCCGTCAATTCCTTGAGCAGTTAACAAGTTTCTAAATTCTTGTCCTTTTGCACTACCACTTACAAGGAATTGTTGTCCGGGAGCGTACTTGCTCAGGGTAACTTCGTTTAAAATGTTAATAAATTCACGCATTCTATATTTACCTGTGGATCAATTTACTTTTCACAATCTACCCATTTTAATCTACTGTAATGCTCATAGGGCCATTGGCCTTTAGGAACCCAACATGTGCCAAGTTCTGGACGTTCAGTTTTACGAAGTTCAATCACACTCCACATCAATAGCACAAGATAAAGTATTGTTGAAATAGACAAAATCCAACGCCAGGCACGAGATTTAATTCGTTCCATTCTTGCCAAGCGGCGCATTGCTGCTTTTCTATCATTTTCTTTTTTGATTCTGATAGCTATGGCCTGCTCTGCCTGAATTTTTTTCATCATTTTTTCAGTGCGAGTATACAAATCACCAAGTTCAGGGGGACATTGGTATACCATGATTTCGCGTAGTTCTGCGGCCATTGCTTCTAGTCTACTCAACATCAGAACACGTTGCAGAGCTCGTTTACCTATACTGGCTGTGCCAGTGTATACCTCAAGAGCATGTTTTTCTTCTTCTTCAAAAATTGCTGAACAAATAGCATAATTTTCAAAGTAGGTACCTAGTTCTTCGCCAATGGTGGTAAAAATGTCATCAGGTTGCTTTTTGCTTAACTCGATTACACGATTTTTTTCTTGTATGTATTGATTTTTTTCAGCGGTGCTAGGAGGCCGATCTTTATGCCGTTGGGTAAATTGTTCTTCTAGATCTTTAAGAACACCTTGAACATCAGCAGCAGCTCCCTTTATATCTTTATATAATTTACAACCTTGTTTTACTGCGGCCACTGCGCCATTGGCCAAAGCAAACAATGTTAGCGGATCCATCCGTCATTGATTCCCTTTTACTATAGTCGAAAATCAATGTCTTTGAAACTGTATTTATCTGCGTTCTATATCAGTTTCGTCACAAACGGATCCATACTGTATTTCTACTATCTTACAAGGTTCATTATATGGGTTGTTAATTCTGTGCCAGTCGCCTTGAGGAATACTTACTTGGCTGTGTTTAGTTAATGTAACTGTGGGTAGAGCATACCCGCTTGAAAGAGCCTGTTCAACATCACATTGTCCTTCGGTCACATGCCAAAATTCGTGTCGATTTGCATGTCGCTGCATACTTAAACTATGCCCAGGATTTATTGTAAGCTCTTTGACTTTGGTTCCCGGCACTGAATGTAACACTCTATAATACCCCCAAGGACGCGGAGTTTTAGGAGTTGCCCATTCTTGTAACATCCAACTACTGGAATTGGTTTTATTGAAGCCACCAACACCAAAAGCAAATGTCAAATTGTCGTCTTTGACCGACATTTCTGGAATATTTAAATGCGTACGATCGCCACCGTTGGCAAAAATAATTGTATCGCTAGGATAATTTAATCGTACCTTACGGATTGCATCACATGCGGTATCGTCTCTGTCGTCAAATTGTACAGTCCATGTTACACCGCGGATGTTTCTTATGACTGCCAATCTATCTTCCCATCTCATAAATGGGCGACCTTTTTTACGTGTCAACCAGGCATCGCTGTTTAAACCAACCACCAATTGGTCGCCAAGTTTGACTGCATCCGCAATATACTCAATGTGTCCTGCGTGTACAGGATCAAATCCACCAGTAATAAGAACTATATTCATTGTTTAGGAAAGCAGAAATCTTTATCAAGCCAAACAGTGAGTAGTTCCTCTTGTCGAACATATCCGTATTTGTTTAGACTTGACATCACGCTGTCGTTGACTAGATTTAAATTAGCTAAGTCATACCATGTAGTTGTTTTTGGATCCATTGGTGCAATATCTGTTTTGTATACTGCTGCCGACAACCACGGATCATTTTCTTCTTTGAGAAAATATGCATCTCTACAGTCAAACCCGTTCACGGCCAACATGTAGATTAAATTCACAAGATTATGATTGTAATAACAACCGTTGTGACTGTGAGTTTGTAGTCTATTGTATGCGTAGTGTTGCATTTGCGGGAAGATCATCAACAACATGCCGTTTACTGTCAATTGCTCGTTCCAGGTGCGTAGAGTACGCATGGGATCAGTTATGTATTGAAACGTGTCATGACACCATATAAAGTCAATTAATCGAGGCACTGGCACATCTATACCATCAATGTCTGCATCTACAATATAAACATTGTCGAGCTTTCGCAATTCAGGATCAATGTTAGCTAGATTTTTATCTACTGCGTAGGTCAAATAATTTCTTGGCTCTGGTGGATCATCACGAGTTTGTAAATTAGCCCACCACGTGGTATCTAGTCCAACCCCACACCCAAAGTCGGCCACTGATTCGATACTGTCAAGAAAACTGTCGTATTGAAATAGCAAGTCTAAAGTTTGTAGACTATGCTCATGACTTGACCATGCATTTTTAAACTGTGCCATTTGTTAATACCTCAATAATTACTTGTTCTTTTAGTTCTTTCAATCTTGGTTCAAGTTGGTGACATGCTTCTGCTATTTCCGTGTCTGATCCCCAACTGCGCTGTGTGGCAAGATGCGTAGCCCATTTACCCACAGAGTCTTTTAGTAACTGTATATCTATTGCGTTGTGACGAGGTCTGGATCTACAACACATGTTATATTCTTCTATCAGGCTGTCTGCATACTCTTTAAAATTCATTGAATTACAATATCTTCCATACCTGCTGTGCGTAGTCGTACAACATGACCTAGCATAAAGTTTTTGCTTTCTAGACCTTTCATTACACCTAACCATTTGTTACGTAGTAGAGCTACTTCATTGATAATAGTTTCAAAATCAATAACTTCGTCCTCACCGTCAACATACTTTTCAGCATCACGACTGGTCAATGCTCTTGCATACGCTTCTAAATACTTTTGAAAATGCTTTCGACGTATCTTGCGTAACTGTATGTTTAAATAGTTTAATATGGCTTCAATTTCTTGTAGTTGATTAAACCTATGCTCAGTTATACCTGGTAGATTTGCTACAGATCTTTCCACGTTACCTTTTATGTATGTTTCCATTTTGGCCTGTGCAAGTTCACCTTCATAGTAATTAATAAAGGCTGG